TAGAAGAAAGAGAGCCTAAACAAATAGGCGGTCCTGTAATAGACGAACAAATGGCAGATATAATGCCAGAAGAAGAGGCAATGCCTACAGAAACAATGCTTCCAGATGAAGAAATGGAAGATGATTATGTAGACTTCGTAATTAACGAAGCATTAACAACTGAAGAAGAACAGTACCTTTTGGACAGACTTAGCGGAGATGAGCAACTAAGCATAATCTTCGATAAGGTTGTCGAAACGGCATCTGAATTTACAGGTTCTGGACTTGTAGAAGGTCCAGGATCAGCCGTTTCCGATTCGATACCTGCAAGGTTATCGGATGGAGAGTTCGTTATGACTTCTAAAGCAGCTAACCAAATCGGTCCAGATAACCTACATGGTTTAATGGAAGCAGCCGAAGCGGAAGCTGATGATGAGGAGTTTAGACGAACAGCACAAACTGGTGGTCAAGTATCGACAGAAGAAATAGAAGAAGAAGCACTTCAACCTATAGCTGTTAAGAAACCTATTGAAGAAGCAGGTATTTTATTACCTGAATCAGAAGTAGCTAAACGGCAAAAGAGAATTGCAGACAGTCTAAATCCTAGAAATACTTTATTCGCTAGTTAGTTAATCGTAGAGCGACCTGTTATAGTCAAACAGCACTCTACATAATATAAAAAAGTAAAAAGACCTTTTAGAGCTACCTTGTTTATACAAGCACTTATTATGAAGACGTTCTTGGAATAAGCGACCTTAAATAAGAAACAAGCCCGAAGGAAGGAGAGTAAAAATGACTGATAATGAAAATGTTGCTTCTAGTGAAGAAGCACAAAACGAACCAGTACCTAATCCGTATAATTTGAAAAAATCATGGCATACGGATGATGTTATGCCACAAGGTAATGTTGAAAATGCTGATAGTTTATTTGTTGCACCTCAACCTACTCAACAAGAGGAGGAAGAGAGCGACCAACAAGAAAGACCAAAAGCACAGAAAGCTACACCTTATAAAAAGCCTAACTATAAAAAAAGGTATGATGACTTGAAAAAGCATTACGATAGTAAGCTAAACGAGTTTAGAAGCAGAGAGCAAGAACTTATAAATGAAGCAACAGCTTCAAGACCAGAGTACAAAGCTCCTAAAACTGTTGAAGAACTCGAAAATTTTAAAGCTCAATATCCAGATGTTTATGATGTGGTTGAAACTGTTTCACATTTACAGAGTGAATCAAAGACTGAAGAGTTACAAGCTCAAGTCCAAGCTTTACAAGAGCGTGAATCAGTAGCCTTACGAAGAGAAGCAGAATCTGAATTGCTGAATAAGCATCCTGATTTTGCAGCCATTCGAGACAGTGATGATTTTCACGATTGGGCAAAAGAACAACCAGAAGATATTCAAGCATGGGTTTATAATAATCCGCATAATGTCGGTTTAGCAAGTCGAGCAATTGATTTATTTAAACAAGACATTGGATTAATTGGTGCAAGATCACAGCAAAGCAAACAGACTCGTAAGAAGTCTAATAAGAGTTCCAACTCAAAGGCTGCTGATATGGTTTCTACAAAGACTACAACAGTAGATACTAATGCAGGACAGTCTAAAATATGGACTCAAGAGGAGATCGCAGCTTTACCTATGGATGAGTTTGATCGTCTCGAATCCGAGATAGATCGAGCTTTGGAAGAAGGTAGAGTACGATTGTAATATTAATCTTTAACAATTAAAGGTAAATACAATGGCTTATAATCAATCAGACGCTCTATTTGAGCCGTCAACTGATACTGATGCCAACTTTGCGAACTCCGTAAGCACACAAACTAACTCGTTCTTCATGCCGAAGGTTTATTCCAAGAAGGTACTTAACTTTTTTAGAAAAGCCTCTGTAGCAGAAGCAATTACGAACACCGATTATTCTGGTGATATATCTGCTTTCGGAGATACGGTACGTATCGTCAAAGAACCTGCGATTACTGTTTATCAGTATGAAAGAGGTCAAGACGTAACGCAAACGAAGTTGACTGATGCCGAAGAAACCTTAACTGTTGATGTAGCTAACGCCTTCAAATTCAAAGTTGATGATATTGAAAAATCAATGTCTCATGTGAATTGGAAAGAAGCAGCCTCTAGTGCTGCTGCTTATGCATTGAAAGATGCTTTTGATGAAGGTGTTATTGCTGAAATGTTTAGTGGAACGTCTAGTTCTTCACCTGATCATATATTAGGTGGTGATAATGACAATATCGGAACTACAAACGCTGCTGTTCAAGCTAGTGCTGTAATTTCATATGACCTTCTAGGTTCAGATGGAACAGGTATAGATCCGCTAAACGTAATGGCTTTCTGTGCTAGACTTTTAGACGATCAAAACATCCCCGAAGAGGGCAGATGGTTTGTTGCTCGACCAGATTGGTACGAGCAGTTGTCTCAAACTAGTTCAAAGCTAATGTCAGTAGACTACAACGCAGGAATGGGTTCACTTCGAAACGGATTAGTATCGAGTGGAAAGCTACGTGGTTTTAATATGTATAAATCCAACAACATTGCAGCTACATCTAACTGTAGTGGCAAATTTATTGCTGGACATATTAGTGCTACAGCAACAGCCCAAGCTATCACACAAACTGAGGTTCTTCGTGATCCGTCCAGTTTTGGTGACATCGTAAGAGGTTTGCACGTTTATGGTGCAGATGTTCTTCGTAGCGAGGCTTTAGTTAATGGTTTCTATGAAATTGACTAATCAATAGTTGAGCGCAAGCAAAATGGTATGTGGGAAGAGAATTATATATTCATCTTCCCCATACTTAAATTAAGGATAAAAATATATGCCACAAGCAGGAACAGAACAAAGACCTTTGATTTTAAAAAATCCAAAGAAAGGCAACAGAAAATTAGGTTTATCTGCTAAGTTTTATAATAAAGCAAATAAACAAAAATATAACGAAGGTTGGGATAGAATCTTCGGTGATAATAATAAAAATTATAACAGAAAGAAAACATAACAGGAGTTAATCATCATGCCAGAAGGTATTGGATACGAAAAAGGAGTTGGTGTAGCTGAATATAAAGATATTCAAGATATGGAAGGCTATTACGAAAACTCTGAAGATAAACAGAATAGAGAAGTAGACGAACAACAAGATATTTCAGTAGAAGACTAACAATGGCAACAACTTATTTACAATTATCAAATGAGTTATTGCGAGAATCAAATGAAGTAGTATTAACCTCTAGTAATTTTTCAAGTGCTGTAGGAATACAACAGCACGTTAAAGATTGCGTAAACAGAGCATACAACGATATTGTTAGTTCAGAACCGCAATGGTCTTTTTTGGCTACAGGAGAAAGCGGATCAACAGATCCTCTATATGGTAATGTTTCTGTAGAAACTGTAGCAGGAACTCGTTGGTATGAATTAAAAGCAGCCTCTAGTTCTGTTACAACAGATTATGGTTCAATTGATTGGGATGATTTTTATCTAACAACTATTAGTGTTAGTGGAGAGTCTTCACCATACATCAGTAAAAATTTAAAATATGTAACTCTTGCAGATTGGAAAAATTATAGAAGAGAAGCAGAAAATATAGACGATGCTGATGCACAGAATTGGGGAGAACCAAGTGTAGTAATAAGAAGTCCAGACGGAAGAAACTTCGGACTTAGCCCAATTCCAAAAAAAGTATATAAAGTGTGGTTCTTTGCTTGGGATCTACCTACAGCTTTGAGCGCACATGGAGATGCAATTGTATTTCCAGATATGTATACACCAGTTTTATTGGCAAGAGCTAGATATTATATGTGGCAATTTAAAGATAATCCACAAGCATCAGCTTTTGCATTAGATGATTATAAGAAAGGATTAAAACAAATGAGATCAAATCTCTTAAATCCTATACCTAAATACATGACAGTAATTTAATAATAATAATAATATGGCACAATCACAACCATTTGCACTAGCTTGTCAAGGAGGTTTGAATAAAGTTTCAAGCCAGTTAGAGTTACTTCGTACTCCAGGTGAAGCTATTCGTTTGCAGAATTTTGAAGTTTCTACAACAGGTGGATATAGACGTATTAATGGTTATAGCCAATTTGGAGATGGAACAAGACCAAATAGTTCAAATCCTATTTTAGGACTTTGTGTATATGCAGACGGAGTAGTTGCTTGTTCAGGAACAAACATATATTTTAGTCAAGACGGAAATAGTTGGTTACAGATAAACATGGCTAGTGTTGATGCTGGTGGAGATAATTACAGCACCTTTACAGGTCGTAGTGCTTCAGCAAGAACCTCTCAAGGTCAAGCAACTTTTGCAATCTATGAAGGAGATACAGATTATGGTGAATTAATCATAACCGATAGAGGCACAGGAGTTAAACCATTCTACTTTAAGATGACAGGCACAGATTCTTCGTTAAGCAACAGAACATTTTTTGCAAAAGAAATAACAGTAAGCAGCACAGAATATCCTAAATACTGTGTTGTCCATGATAAGCATTTAGTTGTAGCAGGTGCAGGAACATCACCTAATACT